GCACTGCGATCATTCCTAAACTGGGAGAGAATCTCGTATGCTTTATTTTCTAGCATTATAACTCTATCAACAAGAGCATTGTCGTGCAACATCTTGTGTTGACCAAATTCAATCACGAACTTCCTAGTATCGGAAACCCACTCATCGACCCTAGCAACATTGGTTCTAAACACAGATAAGCTGTCAAAACCAGCCTTGATGCAAATAAAATCAAATATCCTCTGAAGAACCTTTCCAACAAAGGGCACAATAGAGTCAGCATCCCTGACTATGCGACCTGCGTCAGTAACAGTTTTAGCGATATTTCTCCTATCCCCAGTAAGTTGGGGAAAGAGGGTACACAATAAAAGGCCGGTAGTCACATCAGTGACCAATCCAGGATCAAGCGCTTGTGGTACCACCTGATCTAAACCAAACTGTGTTATAGTATCATCACCCTCTGGGGCCTTGAAATATTCCAAGACCCTATCAACCAAAATCTTAGCCTTGTCGTAATTCAGCCAAGACCAGGCCATACCCAACATAGTCAAGATAAAAAGAAGCTTCACTCTAGAAACTCCCTTTATCAAACAATATACAACGATGGAAACCGTTATAACAGCCAAAACCATTTCACCATACGCTTCAACTGAAGAGGCGATAAAGCTCTTAAGTACACACGATAACTGATCGAGTGCGCCAGCAGCTACCGCTTTACCGACTCTCTGAATAACACGATCAGCGGTATCAGCGGCCTCTGTGAGTCCCGTAGGACTATCAATAAATCGCTCACCAATGTTTAGCAGGCGATCCGTCACCTCTGTTAAAACGGCAAATTGCTCGGGATCCATCTTAATGTCCCCCAACAACCTACCGAACATTTGTGGTTGGATGGTGGTGTCATCCATATTTACAAAGTTCACCATTTTTTTTTGGGTTTTTATTTTTTTTATTCTTTTTTTTATCTTTTTCACTTAGTTTTTCTGTCACGGCGTTTAATTTTTTTTGCTTTTCGATGTTTTTAGTACCGCAATGAATGCTCTTGAGCATCTTCTCATTAATTTTGGCTAGTTGCCGAACATATTGTCGGCGATGCTTATAACGATTTTTCATCGACAAATCTTGAAAACTCTTAGTTAAATAGTCTACGGAAGGACAATCTTCCCGGCGCTTAAGCGCAAATATTTGGGTAGCCTTAAGCTCAATAGCGTCAGATGACTGGGCAACACGGTTATCAGCAAGTGGTTGTACAATCATTTTGTTTTAAACATTTCGCAGAGTATTGTTTAGCACAAATCTCAAAGCCGTAGCAGTTAACCGCCTGGACCACGGACTCATTTTCGTAGAGTAGACTATTCCATTCTTGGACATATTCCGATATTTTCCGTCGAGAAAGCGTAAGGACTGCTAACGGTGTCGCCACCGCTCCTTCTGCACAGGAGTGTGCCTCTAGCCGAGGAGGCGAATCTTTATAAAAAAGATATCTAAAGTGTAATAAGATACCAAGCCTGCACAGGTCAAACAATATCACTTTTGGAAAAGTGAGAAAAGGGGAACATATCCGCGACTCAGTGTTCATCAGTTGGTGATCATGCACTAATACAATAAAGAAGAACAAATAGGCGGGTCATAGAAGCAATGGGGTCTCCATTGCTCGTATAACGAGCGTATAATGTAATTGTCAATTGCACTAGGAGGGCCTGATCAGGGCCCACAAAATTCTGTACG